TTAGTTGCCAGAGATTTAGTCTGGTAGGAAAGTCCATCCTCCAGTGGCTGGCCGAATATTAGACCCAGTGTGTCATGTGCATTAGTTTGGCGCTCTGCATACACCAATACGGAATGATTGACCCAGATGAGTTTCCAGATTTGTGGATGATTAGGTGAAGGTACACGAAGATCGAAATCTGCTGGAATGATGCGCGCGTAAGTTGTAGTAACTTCGAAAATGTTCTTATATTGTATGGAATCGGCGGACGTAGAAGCAGCATGTGCCCAAGCCATCCAATCAGTTGTGGAGCGAATATTGAGATTAACTAGAGCATCCGTGTTAACTGGAGGAATGTAATATGCACCTACTTGAGATGATCCAGCAACAGCTCCAATGAGAGGAGATTCAAATGCCTCACGAATGTTCTCTGTGAATTTAGTTGGGAGCGCATTGATAAATGATTTAAGGCGAACACGAGACATGATCTCTGTCCACCCTGCAAACTCACCGTAACGCGCTACTTCGGTGATAGGAACTCGTGAATCCCAGAATACATTGTATGGGTCTTTGCGACGTAGAACATTGCCTTCCCAGATAATATTCTTAGGTCGGCCTTCTTTTCCTCCAGCAAATGCTGAGTCATTCTCCAGAACTGCTGTAGTTTGTTTCTCCCAAGCAACTTCGAGTGCCATGAAGTTGTATTTAAATCCATCACGAAAACCCATGTTGAGTTCACGAACCCAACCACCACGAGTTGCGTGATTCTCCATTAGTGCTTCCATCTGGAGTGCAGCATCTTCATATTGAGGAGCAGCAACACAACCAAAAATTGGAGAGCCTGAGAGAAATACGGAGGTCTGATAAGTTACAGCAGATTCAACAGCTGGGAGAACAACAGGAATAGTTACATTCTGGAATTTTCGGGTGTCTCCGTACCTATTAGCAAGTTTGGATTTGACATGCTCATCTGTCTGATCTTTCTCTCGCATATACTGAAGATCAATCTGGCGCATTTGTTCCCGCACATTCCATTGCGCATGCAGCATGTTATATGCCTGTTTCTGGAAAGATAACAAGCCGGCCTGAACCTTCTTATTTAGTACGAATGGAGTATTAGTAGCCACAGAGTTTTCCAGTATTAAAAAGATGAGTTAAATTCCTGCACTTCAAGCGTATCACTCTCTTGCATTTCGATGATGTTTGAGCTGATAAGTTGAGGCGCGTAGAGTTCAAGAACTTTCGGCATGTAAGTAAGTAAGTCCAGTATTCCATCAGTGTTATTCCTCAGGAGTGGATTGAATGCTGAACATTGTAGGTGCGCTGAAGGTTGTGCATCTGGATGGATCCACACTTCTCCTTTGAGAAGTTGTAGGAACATTGCAAGAATGCGGGAGTTCTTGGAAGAGACTCCGGAATACACTTCAACAGGTTCAATCCCAATGACTCCCATTTGGAGACATATGAAGTTGAACCAATAGAGGAGGGAATATTGGAAAGCATTTGATTCAATTGCAATGAGAGATACGCCATGAGTAAAGCATAGTTTAAGCGCTTCACGAATTGTATCACCTGGGGAGAACCTACCTTCCACCACTTTACGTAGAACAGGATAACCATTATGAACTTCGCAGTAACCTATTGAGACTGCATCAGAGTTTATTTTGTCGTTTGATGGGTCTATTATTATGAATTTGCCGCCCGGAATGTCAGAATCTTGGAAAGGATATGGAGGGATTTTGGAAATATCTATGGCATTATTTGCAGAAGCATTCTCATCATTTAAAACTTCTGCAAAAAAGATTTCTGGATGACCTGATGCTAGATCATTCTGGAACTCACGATGTAACTGTGCAATTGGTTGGAGTTCTTCCCAGAGAGATGTGCCATCTGCAAGAATTCCACCTGCAATGAATTTGATCCAATTGGGATTGGTTTTCAGGTGTCGGAGAATTGAGTATTTCGTAGGGTACATATTACCTACGAAGATGAAGAGGCAACCTTCTGGAGATTTGGCCTTCATTGCAGTACCATACATCTCACGTTCAAGATTATCTGATACAGTTTGTGAGTCTGCCATGGTACGAGATTGAATATCATCGAATACCATAACATCTGGGCGAGCATTCTTGAGTGTAACACCTCGAATAGTTTCAACTGTGCCGGCCAGGAGGATAATATTACGACCTCTGAAGCCAAACTTCTTCAGGTCCTGCCTATCTGTCTGAACCCCAACGCGCCAATCTCCGAATACTCGTACAATATTGGACTCAGAGAGCATATCCATAATATCAGAAACAATATTAATTGCTTTCGAGGTGTTCTCTGCTGTGATGAGGATGAATTTTCTGGAGGTGAAGAGAATACAGTAGAGTACGAAGAGTTTTACGAGTGCTGTTTTAGCGAAACCTCGTGGGAGTCCGAGTGCGAGTTGGGAAAAGTCACGTGTTTTGTGTACGTGGAGAAGTAACCACTGCCAGATACTGAGATATGTAGGAGGGAAGAAATATTTAAATGTCTCTGGAGTTGCTAGAGCTGCTAGAAAATCTAGTGAGTTCTTAGCTGTCTCTTGTACTTGATCAACTTGGAATGCATTATCTATTTGCTCCTCCACTTCTGCGAGTGCAGGTCCAATGAAGGGAACTTCCGAATCTGGTACAGAATCAGGAGAGTTAAGTGTTGCTGCAATATCTTCTGGTGAAGATGGTTGCTCTAGTCCAAGAGAGTCGTACAGATTCACTCAACACTCCGTACAGTTACTGAGGAGACAGAAGAACGGAGAGATGAGCGAATGGAGAGTAGTATTTTTTGTGCGGCCATTTTATTTTGAGTGAGCTGCTCCTCACGCACTTTGGCTTGGTAGACTTGTTTTTGGTAAACTGTCATGGACGTTATTTTGCGGGGTGGAGGTGGCGAGGAGTCTTGCAGCATTTGTGGCCTCTACTGTTTTCAGGAGGGAGCCTGATTGCATAGTTACCAATGTTTGTTCATTGACTTGTATAACTTGGTTGTGAATATTAACTTGAAATTTTTCAATAATAATTTTAGGAAGATTCAGAGGTACGATGTTTTGGCGCGCCGTGAGAGGTTCATTCTGAGATGAGAGAGCTTTTCTTTTTGCAGCATTTACAACAGAGAATGCTTTAAGTAGACAATCTTTCAATTTCTCTAGAAGTTTATCTTCTACATTGTCGATCAATGAGTCACGTTCCGAATGTTTGGAGAGAGCGAGGAATTTAGCTTCGACAACTCGGGCCGCGAATTCCTCATTACCTAACAGCTGAGTTATGCGAGAAGGATCAACTCCGAGCGCATTAGCAACAGCTCCTGGAGGAACTCCATTACCTAAGAGGGCGAGTGCGCGATCTTCAGTTGTGGTGGTGGTGGATTGAGACATGGGAGTTATATTAGCATATTTGTGCTGAGCAAAGCGATGCAGGGATAATTTTTAGAAAAATTTAGTAAAATAATTCTTTGTTCTTAGGATAAACCGCACGCGCGTAAACCAAAAAGGTCTTACCCCCTCCATCATGATAGATACAAATGCAAATGAGAATGATTCGTATATAGAGTGAGTGCTCACTCACATTGTGTAGAGTTCCATGTGTATTGTAAAGATTGTTGTTTTTGTTTGAAGGTGGCATGATTATTGCTACTGGCCATGATGCATGGAATATACTGTACATACATACAGTGAATCTGAGTTGGGACAATATTGTCGCACATTTAGGGTAATGACATTTTTGTCTGACAATTGTGTCACATTGTATGTGTGAAGCAATTTATGTGCCAGATATGAGTGAAATACTGTATATTTGTACAGTATAACTGGCCATGATATACACAATTTAGGTCCACATCAGCACACTGATTCAGGTAGAGTTGGCATGGTTGATGCTTATATATATTACCCCGATTTGTGGGTTTACAGTTTAGGAGTTATTGAAATGAGTGTTATATCTAACGTACATACCGCAATCGTTTACGAATCCAAAGGTTCGAACAAAACCAAAGCATTCGATGGGCAACGTTTAGTTGTTACCATTGCCAAAGCAGACAAGGCCGGTAATTATGGCGAGCATCTCCAGCAAACAATGGCAACATCAATTCCCACTCTCACAGCGAGTGATATTGATTTTACAAATGTACGCGTACAATTAGCTTGCACAGAATATCTCCAAGGCGTGCAGAATAAGATTATTGCCGATTCACTCAAAGGTGGATCGAAAAGCGTAACGAGTGAGCAATTGGAACAATTGTCGATTCTGAATTACCTAGAGAGTGAATCAACTGGTGACCGTTGGGATTCTGAACGTATTGCTACATGGTTTACAGATTCATTGTTCGAAAATGTATATATCGCACTCTTAGATAAAGGCATGGAGGAAGATAAAGCAATTGATTCTACCAAAGCATATGGCAAATTGTTCGCTGATTCACTGGGTTCTAA